ATGCTTCGAATGCGACAGTGCTCTCTCCTCCTTGCAAATCTTGTTGACAATCTGCTTTGCACCAGTGAATGAGCTTTGCTCATCCTTGTTGTGTGTGTGATTAACGTAGCACAGATAAAGCACCTGTTCGAGATTGCTAGCTGTACCGCCCCAGGGAGTGCTGATGCTGAATCTGAGCTCCCTGCTAGACATATTGGAGATTGATAGCTCAAAAGCTGATATCTCATCTGAGTCATTGTAGTCGTCTTCATTACCAGGTGTGCCACCCATTTCAACGTCCAAAGCCCTGGAATTTCTCAAGTGGTGAAGATTCCACAAGTAGAGCCTACTGCGTATCGGCAGCTCTAATTTACTCACTATCTTTTCAGATCTGCTTATGGATGAGGACGCAATGAGCTCCATGTAGTAGTACCTCATGAGACTCATGGATTTGGACGTGTACTCTTTGTCTTCTAGGTAATGCAGGAGGAAGTACCTAAACATGCTGACTGACACCCGATCAGTGTAATGATAGCTGAAGCTACGGTTGGCAGTCTCCCATAAACCTAGCATTGTGCTCAGACAATTTGTGAGATGACAAACCTTTTGGCGTGTCAGAGAAACAAACTTGGTATGATATACGCCACTTGTGAAATGGACCTCTTCAAAGAGACTTGATATGGATTCAAATGGCTCATCACTAGCCAAAAAGAAGAAGATCGGTGGCTCGCCCATTCCAGCTGACCTAGTTGTTCTGATTACTAACTGCAACCCGTTCATGTTGAGGTCTTTTATTATGAATTCCTTCCCTTCAGTGTCCCTTGGATTTATTTTGAAGGCGAATGTCAGCTCATTAATTATCCTGTCCAAAACATGTAACGCGAAGCACTCTTCCAACTTGCACTGTCCCATGAATTTCATTTTGTTTTCAACACCGCTACCATCCTTTATCTCTAAATCATCAGCCATGTCAGCAAGCCATGATATGTAAGAAGAGTCAACAAGCTGAGGATCGCTCTCGATGTAATCAGTTATATCATGTGTGGCGCAGCAGCCTGCATAGCCATTCTTCCGTCTGGTTCTCATTTCA